CGCGCCGGACGCCGCCGTCTGCGAGAACTGCGGCGTGAGGTTGCCCGCCGTCGTCGTTCGTACCACGCCCCGGACCTTCACGACGCTGCCTGTCACGGTGCTCGCTGTCGTCGTGTTGCGCGCGGTGTTGAACGTGTTGGAAAAGCCCATGCGCAGCGCCGTGGCCTGCGTGGTGTCGTTGGCCTTCGCGCCCACGAACGACCAGCGGATCGACGCGCCGGACAGCGCTGCGAAAAGCTGGTTCAGGCCCGCGCTCGTCGTGCCCTGGGTCACGTAGAGCTCGCCCTCGAACTCGTAGGTCGAGTTCGGCAGCAGCGGCAGGCTGCCGGCCGACGAGAACCAGTTCTGCGTGCTGGTGTCGTTCGGGCGCGCCTCGTCCGCCGTCAGGCGCCGCTCTGACCAGGCGTTGATGTCGGAGGGCGGCGCGGGCGCGAATTGAGGCACCGCGATGCCGAACATGGACGAAAGGGCCTCGACGATCTTGGCGGCCCACCAGCGGCCGATGAGCGCATAGCCCTCGGCGTTCATGTGGTTCGAACCGTTGTCGTTGATCGTGAAGTTGTTTCCGGCCGAAGTGCCGTGCAGCGGGCCCGGGCCCCCGCTGTTGATGGTCGGGACGAACTGGATGAAAGGGTCGCTGGCCTCGTTGACCGCCTCTTGAACGGCCGTCTCATAGGTCTGCACCAGCGTGAGCGCGCTGATCTCGGCGAGCGCTTCCGAGGGATTCAGCTCCTCGCCAAAGATCAGGATTGGCACGTACTTGCCCAGCGCCGCGCGGGCCTGCGCGAGCTCCAGAGCGACCGCGGCCTTGAAGGTGGCCGTTGACGGCGCGAGCTGGTAGTCGTTGACGCTCATCCAGAAAATCAGCATCCCGACTTCGGGCAGCGCGGTCCAGTCCGCGCGGCGGGCTGCATAGTTGTTCTTGGTCCCGCCGTCGGTGGCAACGAACCCGGTACCGAAGGCACCGCCCGAGCGCACATCGAGAATGCCGAGGTGGTCGGCGATCACCGCGCCCTTGCCGTCGCCCTTGTAGGCGTTGCCGCTGGACATCAGGTTGCTGTCGCCCACCACGTAGATCGGTGGCAACTGCGTGCGGCTGGGCGTGATGATGGCCCCGCCGACCTTCACCGAGGCGCGGCGGAACGCCATGCCGTTCTGCCCCTCGACCGTGATCAGGCGCCGGCGGCGGCTCGAGAACTCCAGCGTGTACCAGCGCGCGCCACCCGCGGCCGAGCTCGTGCCGACCATGCTCACGTACTGGCCGTCGACCTTGAAGCGGTAGCCCGCGCTGGTCACGCTGTCGAGGAGCAGCGCCACGCCGTCGCCGTCCAGCACGAACTCGACCTGCCAGTGGATGCCGTCCCGCGTGCTGCCGCTGGTCCGAACCACGGGGAACGTGGTCGCACCCGACACCGTGACCGGCTCGCCGCCGCCGTAGACGAAGGGCGCACCGGTGGCGCCGAACACGTACTGCGTGTAGGCGTCGGGCTCATAGCCCGAGGGTGCTGCGCCCGTGCCGCCCACAGTGATCGTCGGCTGGTCTTGCGCGATGCCCTTGGTGCGGGCGTTGCTGTTCATGGAGCCGACGGCGCCCATGATGATGGCCTGCGCGGTGCGGTGCAGGCGCGCGAAGTTCGCGTCGACCTCGGCGTGCGTGAGAGCTGTGCCCTTGAGCCCGCGCAGAACGATTTCTGGCACGCTCAGGCCCCCTTCTCGGATTGCTCGGCGTGGAAGTCGCGCAGCGCGGCAACCGTGAGCGGCGCGGCGCCGCGGAAGGCACTCTGCACGATCTCACCCTGCTGGCGGGCGATCAGCTTCTCACGCTCCACCGCGATCCGGCGGTCGACCTCTGCGCGGATCTGCTCGCGGTACTCGCTGATCGTGCGCAGCGCATCGTTGGCGCTCGCCACCTCCGCGCTGAGGTGCTCGGCGTCCAGAGCCTGCAGCTCGGCCACCGAGTGAAAATGAATGCCGCCCAGGTCCATGGCTCAGTTGTCGATCTGGAACGTGAGCGAGCCCGCGGGGAAGCTCACGGTGTCGCCGGTGTTGATGGTCTTGCTCACAGCGAGCGTGACGCACACCCAGGCGTTGCCGCTGGTGGAGGCGTCCCACCATCGGGCCGACACCACCGTGCCCCAGCCCGCCGAGGGCGTGGGGAAGTTGATCGCGCCGTTGTTGCTGGTCGTGCCGCTCGTGCCCGAGCTGGCGGTCGTGCTGCCCGACGACTGCGTGCCGGCCCAGTTGGCCAGGCTGGACGTCACGGCCACGCGGGCGTAGCTGCCGCCGGTGACCTCGGTGCCGCTGCCGGTCTCGCCGCAGGCGACGGTGTCGAGGCCGACGTACCAGGTGGCCGGCGCGCCGAGCGTCTGGCCGCGCAGCAGCGCGTCGACGATCTTGTTCTCGGCGAAGTCCGTGAGCGCGCCGGCGTGCGCGAACACGCTGGCCAGGGCCAGCGCGGTGCAGAGCAGGATGCGTTGCAGGGTGGTGCGCATGGTGCTCAGCCCTCGCCGCTGGTTGCGTCCTGGCTTGCAGCGGCGTCGATCGACTGCTGCGCGCTCACGGCATGCTGATCGCTCGCTTCGGGGGCCGATTGGCCCGCATCGGGGCCCGGCGCCTCGCCTTTGCCTTGCTTCTTGGTCCACTTTTCCGCGAGTGACACACGGATCAGATCCGGGTCCTCCGTCGTGATGATCTGGTCCTTCTGGAAGGACTCGACTTGCACGCCGCGGTGCGCCCAGTCGAAGGGCTTGATGACCTTGAGGTCCATGCTGTTCTCCAGGGGGAAACGAAAAGGCCCGACCAGCTGCTGCTGGCCGGGCCGGCCGATGTGCCTTCGCCGCGTCGCGGCGATCAGGCCGCGGCGATCTTGAGCAACTTGATCGCCTGGGTGTTGCGCAGCTTGCCGCCCACGCGCTTGCGCACGTAGAACTTCACGAAGCCGGGCGTGGTGATCTCGTCGCGGGTCATGCGCATGCCGACGCGATCGGTGATCAGGTAGCCCTCGCGGAAGTCACCGAACGCAAGCGAGAAGGCGTTGGCCGCCACCGCCGGCATGTCTTCAGACTCGGTGATGGGATAGCCCAGGAACTGGTCGGGCTGGCCCGCCGCGAGACCCGGCTGCCACATGTAGGCGTTGGTGGTCGCCTCCTTGTACTTGCGAAGGGCCGACAGCACCAGCTTCGAGGTGAGCCAGCGCGCGTTCGAGCGGTAACGAGCACGCAGGGCGTACACGATGTCGTAGAACACGTCGGGGTTGCTCGGCATGGCCGAGGCCTGGCCCGATGCGATGTACTGCAGCGTGCCGAACGCGCGTGCCGAGTCAGCGGTCGCCAACGGCGCGGGACCACCCAGGATGCCGGTGGGCTTCTTCACGCCGTCGCCGGAAACGAAGGCCAGGCCTTCGCCTTTGGCCATCGCCTCGGACGCGGAAGAGATCAGCCAGTTCTCCACATCGAAGAACAGGTCGTCCAGGGACTCCTCGGAAGCCTGCGGCTTCGCCGAGGCCATGCCGAAGGTCGGCGCCACTTCGGCCAGGTCGGGCGTGTTGGTCTGGTTGCGGGGGTCGGCCTCACCAACCCACTCGAACGCGGCGCCGTTGATGTCGAACAGTTCCTTGTAGTCGGGCGTGCCCACCGTGCGCACCGTGGCAATCTGTCGGATCGGCGAGATGTCCACCGACAGACGGGCGATCTGTTGCTCGATCTGCTCGGGCAGGCCAAAGCCGCCCGCGGAACCGGTGCTGGTCACCGTCTGCGTCGCGCGGGTCTCGAAGCCGTCATCGTCACCGAAGGCCTTGGCTTCCACCTTGCGCAGCTCTTTCGCACGCTGCTGCAGCGAGGTTCGGCGCTCCGGGTCACCCGGGTTGCGCATCCAGCTGATGAAGGCGTTCTTGTAGGCCTCGGCCTCGGGGCTGACCTGCTTTTCGCTCTTGGAGCCGCCGAGACCCGGCCGCGACAGCTTGGTCTGCAGCTTCTCGAGATCCGACTTGAGCTCGCTGAGCTTGTCGATCTCGGCGTCCATCTTGGCCAGCTTGGCGTCGAGGTCGCCCGTGGCCGCGCCTTTCTTGATCGCCTCGAGGCGCTGGTCGTTGGTCTTCTTGTACTCGTCGAAGGCCGTGTTGATCTTGTCCAGCGCGTCAGCGATGGATTTGATCGACGGCTCTTCGCGCTTTTCGTACGCGGGAGCGGCAGCGGCGCGCGCCTGGAAGGCGGCAAAGTGCATGGCCATCGCGGCCATGAGTGCGGTCTTTTTCATGGTGTCCTTTGAAGGTGGGTCAGGAGGTGAGGTTCTTCAGCAGCCGGTCGGCTGCCTTCAGGGCCGCAGCCGCCTCATGAGCGTCCCGCTCATCCAAAGCGATGCGTTTGGCCTGGGCCACGAAGGCCTTGGCCGCGCCTTCCGAGAGCCCTGCGTCCCGCAGGGCGCGCTCGAGCTGGCGCACAGTCTTGAGGTCGGCGATCTCGCCGGCCTTGACGTTGGTAACCCGGGCCGCCTGATTGGCCGGGAAGGTGACGAGCGAGACCTCCCAGAGGTCGATCTCAGTGAGGGTCCGGATGTCGGTCTCTCGGTCGTAGCTCCACTGTTTGGACACGAAGCCGATCGACAGGCCGTTGAGAGCACCAAGCTTCAGCAACTCGTGCGCCTCTTTGCCGCGTGCGGTCGCCAAAGCGAGCTGGCCTTTGATCTTCAGACCCTTCGCGTCCTCGACCATCTCGGTCCAGATGCCAATGGGCTCACTCGAGGAGTGCTGCCACAGCATCGCGGGCATGGTGCCCGCGGCCTTGTGCGCCGCCAGGCTTCCGGCGAATGCGCCTGGCGCGATGATGTCGTCGTAGGCGTCACGCACGCCGAACATCGATCCATAGCCTTCGACGGTGCCGTCCTCGCCTGCGGCCTTGATCTGCAGTGCGAAGGCTCGGATCTCGCGGCCGCGGCCGCTTTCCTTGCGCTCGGGAGCTCCGGGCTGCGCCGACTTTTCAGGCGGTCGGCGCGGCGGGGTCGGTTGTTGGGTCTTCATCGTTGGTCCCGTTGTCGGGCTTGCTGCCCATGTTCAGAGGGGTGAGCGGTTCGTCCAGGCCTGGCAAGGGATCCTTGCCCTCTTCGTCGCGCACCTCGTTGCGGGTGTAGATGCCCATCTCGGTCATCGTGCGGGCCCACTGAGCGCGGTCCTTCATGGAACCGGCGCGCAGGTATCGGGTGTCGAACTCGGCGTAAAGCGGGCCGCTGCCGTCGAGCAGAAACTCGTCGATCTGCTGGGTCCAGGCGGTGTGCCAGGGCATCAGCGTGTGCACCAGGTGCGCTGCGAAGAACGCCTCCGAGCTCGCGAATGTGGCGGTCTTGTCCGAGTGCCCCACCATGATCGGGAACACTCCATACGCGCGACAGATCTCCTCGATCTGCAGGCGACGGGTCTCGACATGCTGGGCGTCGACACCGCTCATCGTGAACGGTTGCCACTTCGCGTTGTTGTCCAGAATCAGGGGGTCGCCCTGCTTCTCGCGGGTGGCCATCGTCTTCACCCACCGCGTGAGCTTCTCGTGCTGCTCCAGGCTGAGCGACTTTTCGACCGACCAAGCACCACTCGGACGCATCGCATTCGCGTGGAACTGCTCTTGGCTTCGTTCGGTGGCGATCGCCAGGCCAATCGCCGACCGCGCCAGCGCCACCGCGTTGAGCTGCTTGTGCCACTGCCATTGCAGGTTGTTCAGCACAAAGACGTCGTCGGAGCCAAACTCACCAATTAGGCCGAACTCATCCCAGCACCGATACCGAAGTTCATAGCGCGAGACCTTGTCAACGCTCCAACGACCAGGCTCCACCGGGATCAACTCACGCACTCGCCGATTGGCACCTCGAACCTTGATGGAAAGGCCCGCGCCGCACAGCGCCGCGTGAATGGTCATCATGCGGCGCCACGCGAACGAGGTCTGCCACTCGTTGGGCCGACGCGAGAGCAGCCGGTACTCGGGCACATTGGTAGCCAGCTGGCGCCGAGCATCGGGCCCGTCTCGGTAGACATGCAGCTTCGGCGTGGCACACCCGTCCGCAATGGCTCGTACGCATGCGAGCACGGTTGTCACCTGGAGCGCCGTCTTGTCGCTGACCGTATAGCCCGCGACCAGGCCGCCGATGCGGTCATCGATCAGGCCGGCGATCTGGTCGTAGGTCAATTCCTTGGCCCGGCGACCGAACGTCCAGTTGAAGAGTTTCACGCGTCGGCTTCCCAGAAGGATTTCTCGGTGCTCTCGCCCGAGAGGGCACGACCCAGCGCCATCAGCATGGCGATCGGGCCGTCGATCTTGTTCTCGGGGCGCTCTTTCGTGGGCGCCCGCAGCTCGTTGAACTTGCTCACCTTGACCACCAGGTTGCTGACCATCCAGGTCATCACCGGGTTGCCGTCGTGGCGCAGCTTTTTCTCGTGCACCAGGTTCTCGACCTGGATCAGCGGCGGCGTGAAGAACATCGCCCGCTGCGTGATCTCCACCAGCGGCAGGCCCTCCTCGAGCAGCTTGCCGGCGAAGTACATGGACAGCGCCGGGTCGAAGGCGATCTCTTGCACGTCGAAGGTGCGGCAGAGCTCGCGCAGGTCCTCGGCCACCACGTCGAAGTTG